GCGCAGAACGGCGGAATACACCTCCAGAGGAGGGACACGCCGTGAAACACCTACTATTTACAAGACAGTTAGCTGTACTCTGTCACGAAAAGTTACTGTAGCGGGATATCATGAGGTACATGATTCCTACCGCCCGGCCTTACCCTTAACGAGGGAGGACCGGAAGATCTTGGCTGTATCGCCAACGGATAATCCGGTTTCCTTCTTCCAGGCATAGTCCATAAAAGGCAGCTGCTCAGATAACTTGGTCAGGAAGTTCTCACCAGCCTCCAATCCCTCAGCAGTCACCGGATGCAACGCCGATCCCTTCGCTTCCTCGCGGTTGCGTATGATGTTCGTCTGGTCCCCGATAGCTCGGGGAGGTACGGCCAGATTGGCAAGCATAGTACCTTGAGGGTAACGACCTAAGAACTGACTACGAATTGTGATCTCATAGGTATTAGGAGTGTTAGTCAGCGTTGAAGAGTCAACGAAACCCGAAAACGGCTCGAAAAGCAAAGCAATCGGGGTGTAAGTGGGTGTGCCCATAGCCCCGCACAACGTAGAAGTGCTGTTGCAATCGCCCGCACCTGCTGTAGTGGTAACCCAATCCAGAAAACTAGTAGCGCGGGTTTGGTCAGCAACCGTACAATTAATCTGAAAATCCTCAGACAACGCTGAACCGGAATAAGTCCTGGTGCGATCGTGATTTCTTATGAGTTCACAGAAAGCATCAAGCTCAGCCACAGAGGAAGGCAAGGGAAAACCCGTAGTAATACGGAGAGTCCTGACAATGCCTCCTTTGGTGAACTGCGGACTAACGTTCCTAAGACGCAGAGAACAACGCGTAGGAATAGCGGTGCTCGGTGGATCTGCAACAAGCTGTGGAGAAGAGGCCGTCGTAAACGTGAGTGCCCCGGCAGCGTCGGCAAAGTAGGTGACGCCCTGCATGTTGGACAGAGCGGGAGCAATGAGCGTAAGCACCGCTCCACCGCCAGTAGCTGAGGGGTGCTTCGTGGTGACAGTGTGACGCGAAGTACCAGTGACACCAGTGGCAGGCCCTACACTAAAGGCTGTACAAGCAGAC